TGCAGATGGTTCAACTTTTGAATGGGACTCTAATGCAACAGATGCAACTTCAACAAGGGCAACTATTATATCGGGGGCACCTACAGCTTCTCAATTTACTTTAGTTTCTACACCCGATAGACACTTAATTTGTTTTGGAACAGAAACTACAATTGGTACAACATCCACACAAGACGATATGTTTATTAGATGGTCTTCTCAAGAATCTTTAACTACGTGGACCCCAACTTCAACTAATACTGCTGGCACACAAAGACTTGCAGATGGAACAAGAATTGTTGGAGCAATACGTGGTAGAGATGCAATTTATATTTGGACAGACACTTCTTTATTTATTATGAGATTTGTTGGTCCACCATTTACTTTCTCATTCCAACAGGTTGGTACAAACTGCGGACTCATTGGACAAAATGCAGCCGTTGAGGTTGATGGATCTGCATACTGGATGTCAGAAAATGGTTTCTTTAGATACACTGGACAATTACAATCATTACCATGCTTAGTTGAAGACTATGTTTATGATGGCTTAGCAGATGTACCTAGACAGCATATTTATGCAGGTTTAAATAACTTATTTGGTGAAGTTACTTGGTTCTATCCAGGTAGTGGAGCCACAGCTAATTCTAGATCGGTTACATACAATTACATGGATTCATCTCTTCAAAGACCTATATGGACTATAAGTTCATTAGCTAGATCTACTTGGGCAGACTCATCTATATTTGGTAAACCACATGGAACTGAATATGATTCAAGTGCTACAAGTGATTCAACAGTTGGCAACACTGATGGTGTTACAACATACTTTGAACATGAAACTGGGACCAATCAAATTAAAGCAGGAGCAACAACTGCTATTCAAGCTAGTATTGAATCAGGAGATTTTGATATTGGTCAATCCCCTGTTCCACAACAAGGTGATGGAGAATTTATGATGAAAATAAGAAGAATTATACCTGACTTTTTAACTCAAACTGGAGATGCAAGAGTTACATTAAATTTAAAAAATTACCCAACAGATGCACAAGCAAGTTCATCTTTAGGTCCTTTTACAACAACTACTACTACAACTAAAATAGATACCCGTGCCAGAGCAAGAGCTATATCTTTAAAAGTAGATAATACTGGAAGAACTCAACACTGGAAACTTGGTACTTTTAGATTAGATATACAACCGGATGGAAGAAGATAATGGCTAGAATAGTACAATCATTAACACAACCATTACCAGAATACGATCAAACAGTTCAACAATCATTTGTTAGAGATGTTGATAGTGTGGTTACAAAATTAAATACATCTTTTCAGCAAGATTTAAAAGATGAATCAGAGGCGGAGGCTTTCTTTTTAGCATAATGGCAAATAGTTTCGTAAATAAAAAAGCAGATTTAACAAGCACTAGTGCAACGACACTATATACGGTGCCTTCTTATTCTACAGCTGTTATTAAATCAATTTTAGTGTCTGAAGATTCAGGTAATGCTGACACAATTACAGTGACTTTAACTGATACTTCTGATAATGTATTCAGCCTTTTTAAAACAAAATCAATATCGGCAAACGCCACTACAGAGCTGTTATCAGCACCCATAGTCGCACAGGAGAGCGAAGTAATAAAGGTGACTGCAGCTACTGCAAATAGACTACATGTTGTACTTTCGGCTTTAGAAATTAAGCCCAGAGATGTAACATAAGCTTGATTTATTAATATAAATTGGGTAAGTATATAAACTCAGGTGAAATCCCTGCCTTTAATTTAAATTAACATGCAATATAATATGATAACACGAGCACAGATTCGCAGACAACTACGTAAAGAAGGTGGCATTATGAATGCCGTTCCAAGACAAAAATACGGTATCGGAAGTTGGCTTAAAGAAACAACTAGAAAAATTATTCCAAAAGAAGTTGCTAAAGCTGCAGTTGTAGCTGCACCTTTTGTAGCACCTTTCAATCCAGCAATAGCTGCTGGTATGGCAGGACTAGGAAGTTTTCAACAAACGGGAAGAATAGGTCCATCTGTCGGTAGAGGTTTAGCAATGTATGGCTTGGGACAAGGAGCACGATATTTAGGTGGAGCTGGTCCTCAATGGGGATTAAAAACACCGGGAGCTGGTACAGGATTTAAAAGTTATTTTAGTTCACCATTAAGTGCATCAAGAAGTGCTTCGTTGTTTGGGACTCCACAAGGATCAATAGGCCCTTCTCTTCATGGAACAGGTGAAGTAGCAGAGGCAACTAAAGGCATTCTAGGCAAGTTAGGTTTAACTAAAGGCGGAGGTTCTATGAAAATGACTCCTTTAGGAATGATCAGTGGAGCAAGTTTATTAACTTACTTTATGCAAAAAGGTAAAACAGAAGAAGAAGCAGAAGATTTAGCACAAGACGTATACAGAGGAAAAGGTTTAGGTTTAGATTTAATCAAAGCAGATATTAAAAAATACAGAACAGGGGATCTTAGCGGATCACAAATGTTTGATAGAGGTTACCATTTCTTAACACCAAGAGACTATGTTGGAGCAGCAGGCGGCAGAGTAAAATACGGTCAAGGAAGTGGTGAAGGTGTAGAACAAATGTATGTTTCTGATGAAGCAGGAGCCCTTCCTAAATCAGAAGGTGGAGTCCTTCCAAAAGATGTGGGTAAATTATCAGTAGATGATTTTGATGATATTGAAGACTACAGAAGATATATAAAATATTTAAATAAAAATAAGAAAGCAGAAGGTGGAAGAATTGGTTTATACGCTGGAGGAAATGGAACACCATTACCAGAAGATCCAACTAAACCCATTAACCCTTGGGCACCTAGACCAAAAGAAGGCATCAAGAGTCTAGAAGCTGGTGCATCTTCTATTAAAGTAAAAGGTGATGTAAGACCAGAGAATATGAAGATGGCTAAAAACATTTCAAGACGTAGACTATTAGAAATTTATAATGATAGTGAAATAGAAAGAGAAATGGGTCCAGGAAGCAGTTATACAACAGACGAATTACATGAAATACTACTTAAATTACATGGAGATATGATTTATATGGCTCAAGGCGGAAGAATTGGGTATTCTAATGGAAGTGATTATGATCCAGAAGACGATAGAGATATTATGGAAATTATGAGAGATGAATATGGTACATGGGATCAACATGATGCTGACTATTACTCTAAATTAAAAAAGAAAAAATCAAAAAAGAAATATAAAAGAGCTAAAGCATTCGGTGGTGGCATAGGAGCAGGTATGCCAAGAATCCCAATGGGAATGCCAAGAGTAAATGCTGGTGGAATTAGAGAATTAGACTATAGGCAAAGTGGTGGTTTCGTGCCTATGGGAGTTAAAGAAAAAGCAGATGACGTTCCAGCAATGTTATCTAAAAATGAATTCGTCATGACCGCTGATGCAGTAAAAGGTGCAGGCGGAGGAAGTGTTGAAAAAGGAGCACAAAAGATGTATGATACAATGAAGAGATTAGAAGGAAGAGTAGTATAATGGCAATAACAGAAACAAGAACATTACCCGCACAGTTTATAGAAGACATAGGACAAGATTACGCAAAACAATTATCTGCGTTAACAATGCTTCCTGTTAAAACAGGAGCATTTGCACCAACTGTTGCAGCACAAGATCCACTTCAAACTGCAGCTTATCAACAAGCAACTGATCCAACAACAGGACTAGGAGCTTATGCACCTTATTTAACTAAAGCTGGAACTGCTGCAGATGCAGCAACAGGTTTAACAGGACCAATGACTGCTCAGCAAAGAACAGACTACATGAGTCCTTATCAAGCAGATGTTATAGACAAAGCATTAGCAGAATATGATGTTCAAGCTCAAAAATCTAGATTAGCATTAGGTGCACCAGGTGTTGCTGGAGTATTTGGTGGTGGTCGTCACGGTATTGCAGAAGCAGAGTATCAAACAACAAGCGACAGGAATCGAGCAGCTCTACAAGCACAAATGTTACAACAAGGATTTCAACAAGCGCAACAAGCAAGACAACAAGATTTAACAAACCAATTAGGTATTGCAGGACTTCAGTCTAAACTTGGAGGCGGTGCTCAACAATTAGCTTCACAACAAATTTCAGGACTAGGTACTTTAGGTGCCGGTCAACAAGCATTCGCTCAAGCACAAGCAGATGCAGCAAGACAAGCAGCACAAACTGCAGCGTATGAACCTTATCAAAGATTAGGTACTTATGGCGCTGGAGTTGCTTCATTAATTTCAGGTTACCCTGCTCAATATCAAACAGGACAAACACCTTCAGCTAGCCCATTACAAACTGCATTAGGTGTAGGTACTGGACTTGCAGGACTTTATGGAGGCTTAACTGGCAAGAATCCGTTTGGAGCAATTGGAAGTATATTTGGATTAAATAAATAATGCCTAGAATTTTATCAAGACCTATGTTTAGAAAAGGCGGCGTGTCTAAAGCCCCTAGACCCTCGTATCGAGGTGGCGGTGTAACTGCTATTAGACCAGGTTATAGAGGTGGTGGAATGAATGGTATTATGTCAGGTATTGTTCCAAGAAGAGGATATGCTGAAACAGGTTTTGTTGCAACTACTCCTGAAATGTATTTAGAACAACAAAAAATTAAAGGTCTTCCTTATTTAA